CCACCAGTGGCCATTAACTTATTAAGATAGTGTTCGACTACTTTACTATCTTCTTCTTTATACTGTGAAAGAACTTTGTCTTTTTCAGTCGTAGACATGGCGCTAGTGATGCCTTCATTTATCTGCTTCTTAATCTCCTCAGCAGTCACCGGTTTATCGCCATTAATTAGGTTCCCATCATCATCGTGTTCAAAACCTAACTCTTTTAATTTCTTAGCATCAGCCTTTCCTTTGGCACGATACTTCCCAAAATTTGGGTTAGCATTTTCTTTAAACTCTTGAAGTTTCTCCTCAATAGTTTGTCCTTCTTTTGCTCCAACTTCTTTAGAAAAGTTACTTAAAGTTTCTTTTCTCTCCTTGTTTTTTACGGCACCCTGTTTATAACCTTTGACTTCGTCTTCGGTATAAACAGTTTCTTTTGTGCCATCATCTAACTCAATTTCTTTTGGCATAATTTTGTTACTCATTACACGTCACTTGCAAGCTGACGGAGCTGTGAGTATTAATTATAATGTTTATTATATAAATCGTCTAAACGATCACTTTTTTGTGTTATTTCTCCATCCTCTAAATTTATATCCTCAATTCTTTGTTTTAATAATTCCAAGGCATTTATTGTCATTCTAGCTCCCAATGTCTTCTCATGGTTAGGAGATTTCTTTGCACAATAATTCACGCAGTCAGCTATAATACTATTCACTTCATTATTAAATGCTTTATTTTTCAATATATCTTTCGCACTTCTATGATAAATTTTTCTACCTTCTTCAGATTCTATTTGGCTAGCGTCATACCATTTTATTCCCCGCCCTAAAACTTGCTCAACCACAAATTTAGGGTCGCCATATTGTTGTAATAATTCATCTATCTCATCTTGCACATCACTTAATTCTTCTCTGAGTTTTTTATTTGTTTTTAAATAATTTATCATATTAAGCTACTTGGCCTTCCATTGTATTTAATGATGGCACGTTAGTCTGACCAGCTACTGCACCTTCTTTTAATTGATCTCCAATTTTACCTTGGTCTAAACCACTAATCTGCTTATCTAACCCAGCCATTTCTTGTGGAGAAACTTCTCCTGCCCCAGCTTGTTGTCCTCCAGCTTGTTGTGGTGGAGCTTCTTGAAACATATTCTTAGCCTGATAAGTTGTTTCGTAATCTTCAATTAATTTATCTGGATTCATTGGTCTTCCTATAAGCTCTGAAATCGCTACACCTTGATTTAATTTTTCAGTAAACATTACTTTTTCTAATGCGCTTCCGTCTCTTTCTTTTTGATTAACAGTAACAAACCATAACATTGGGATTTTACTCAAAAGAGTAACATTAACAAATCTGAATTTAGTAGGTCGGCCAAGTCTTTCTTCTCTATTTTCAAAATTAAATACAGACTCTTTTTCAACTGACTCTAATGGTCTATCTATAAACTGTACAACTTTTTTACCTTTCTTCCCATTAGAAAGAACTCCTTCAGTATTTGTGAACTTCCTAAATAAATTATCAATTTCTTCAGTTACAGGATTTAATTTCTTACCAGTCGACTTAGTGTAGTTCTCTAATAAATTATATAATCTTTGGTAAGTGGATTCTCGTTTCATAACCATTAATGAAACCACACTCATACCAAGCATTTTAATAAACTGTTTTTGTTGATTTAAAACTTCAGTGGCAGTTTGCTCACCTTTTTGACCAACTCCTTGAGCTGTATTACCAGCTCCAATAAATTCCTCAGTTTTTTTCTCAATCAAATCAAATACATTAAACTCAGCCGAAGTAACGCCTGACTGATTAGGATCTATCCTAAATAACTCACCTTCTTTGATACCATTAGTAACTGAACCCTCATCATAAATATCTGAACTAAATATCTTTTTACCCTTCGTGCCAAGTGCGGGCTGGACTGATTGTCTAAACTTTTTAATAAGAAGTCTGATTGTTTCTGAATTTAATCCCTGTAAAGTTTTAGCTGAGGCGGCTAAACATTTACCATAAGCAAAATCTGTACCCATAGGTTTAATAGCAACCATTATCATATTATATCTTCTATCTGGTAACACCTCCCAAGGGCAAGCCACTGGTTCTTCAAACATCATTACACCATTTATCATTATCATATACTCATTATTCCAAGGATCAATAATATGTATTTCCTCAACCTCCTCATCATTAATATCATTCATCCTATAAAAATCTGGTCGTATATCTGAGTTCCAAGCGCCCTTAGTAACAAATTCCCAATTTTTCCAACCTTGATATTGCGCACGGGCTTCATCGTATGTTTTTCTAAAATATAAAACTATATATGGTTGTTCTTGAAATCTATAAAAAGGAATACTCATATCCCCTAAATAAACCTGAAGTCCTGAAATAAGTTTTTTCCTTGGTCTATTATATGTAGTCACGGTTCCTTCAGTGTGAGACGTGTCGCCCTCATCTGAAATTTTTGTTGGTGTTTTTTTAATATATGTTAAATGCTCATCAACTTCCTGAATAAACACCGCTCTCTGAACTAACATTTCTCTAATAGCTTCTTTATAAAAATCATCATCCCGCTCGATTTGGTTAGTTCTATTTACTACATCATTAAAATCATTACCCAATTCTTTAATAAAATTATCATCAGTATCATAAGCATTGATTTCAGACTGTAAATTCATACCTAAAAGCTCATTCCAAACTGTTTCAATTTTTTTCTCAGTCGTACCAGTAACAATTCTAACCTCATTCTCATTTAATCTTGGTGGTAGGTATGCGTTACCGGCCCGCTTATTAAGTTCATAGTCATCTTGATATGTTAAACCATCAAACTCATCACGATTTTGTGCACGTTGTGATCGTGCTGATTCTATTCTTTTAGTATAAAAAGCAAGGATTTCTAATTGCTCCTTATTTGGATTCCAGACTTTTTTATCTTGTAGCTCGTTGTCTACAGTTAAACCCTCTGATTTAGTTTTATTTTTATTTGGCATAATTTTAAAATACGCTATGTCTATCAAACGAATTTGATTTACTTCCTATATTAACATTGTGTGTAACTACATTACGAGAAGATGAATTTGAGTCCTCATCTGCGAATGTTAGCATTAAAGCGTCTGCTTTATTTGGTGATTTATAACCCTCAGATACCATATCTCTCTTACTCATAATCTGAACTTTACCTGAGATACCCATCCTGTATCTGATTTGAAGTAATTCTTCCTTCCATTCTTTATCCTCAACTATCTCCCCACCTTTCCTTATCCATTCCTTTAATCTGAAATAGAAACAAGCTCTCTGGTTAAGATAAATTAATAAATCCTCTTTATCCTCTGGTTTATTACCTACATTTGGAGACATAACATTCCAATCAGCTAGAGCTAATTCTTTAACTGTATTAGCTCCTTCTCCAAACATATCTACTGAAACAGCGGAATCATCAATATTTAATGATGTGGCTATCGTTATTGTCTTTTGCGCGATTGACTTAGGATTTGAAACTTTTTCTGAATAAAATACCTTAGCTTTAAAATCATCCCTAACAACCCATTCTGTAGTGTCTTTACCTTCTCCAGCTGGATCAACCCCTAATTTAATATTTCCTATAAAATCATCATTAGCAATATCTTGAATTTTTTTTATATCTAAATCTAGGAGAAGTGGAACATAACCCTTTGAATCAACCGAATCAGCGCGCGGGAACTTTCCTAAAACAGAAACTCTGTATTCATCTGAGTCTTTACCATATTTATCAATGATTTCTTGTATTTCTTTTTTATCTACAACCGGCGAATCTTCTGCATTTAATGTAAATGGTCGATAATATTTTAAATATTTTTCGTTTCTATGAGTTTCTCTGAAATGTCCTACAAGCCTTGTGGGATTAGAAATAAGTATCATAATGTAATTTTCCTCTGTAAGCGACTGCTCCCCTGTCTCTATTATCTTATCATGAACCGCTGAAGCTTCATCAACGACCAATAACATCCATTTTGCATGCAAACCAGCTAAAGCCTCTGGATTCTCCTTACGAGCCGTTTTGGCACGTGCAAACCAATCTTTTGGACTTTCTGTAAATTTTACATAAGAACCCTGAACATCGAATTTTTCTTTATGGCCAGCCGGTAGTTTGCTTACCCAAGTAAATATATATTTCCATAAAACGTCATACATCTGCGTTTGATTGGGGGCTGTACAAGGTACATTTGATCTAGGGTGTACATACAAGTACCAAATAATCACCCAAGCCAAAGCACATGACTTTCCCACACCCCTCCCGGCAGAGATGGTGAGTTTACGCTTTCCTATCCCATTCTCCGCATCATTCACTGCTAAGAGAATTTGGTATTGTTGCCACGTTATATGTTTTCCCATAACAAACGGGTCGAAATATTCTGCTTTAAAGGCCTCGTAATTATGATCTTTCTTTAATTGGGTTAATAAATCTTTATATTCTGGCTTTACTGGTTGTGGGTATAGGCCCCACATTCCTTTTATGAAATAAATAACTGACCGGCGCATTTTTTTGGCGATCTCAATTTGTGTTTTAGTTGCTTTTTGTAGTTTTTTCGCCATATATATAATTTTTTGGAATCTAGATGGTAAGTATTCGGTTTTGCTAGACGTTCTCTAGTCCTACATCCATCGATGTGGCAGATAATACGTCCGCCAATGGCTTGACCGAGAGAGGGCTATCGTCCTATCGGTCGAGACCCTCACTTACTATCTAGGTTTTAAAAAACTATTTGTTTAATATTCACTAAATTTAGTAAAGTCAAAAATGGTTATTAATTAATTATCTTCTACGTCTTTAGGTGGTTTAACTATTTTAACTAACTCATAGGAAATAATATCATTTTTGATTTTATCCCAAGTTTCTTTACAATATTTACCATTTGCTAAATCATTGCCCCTATTCCAATCCTCTCCAGCCCTTGGTTTTCTTGTTTGTACTGTACAACCGAGATAACCATAGTTATTATTTTCACTACTATCATCATTTGGCATTGGTATTTTTACTTTAATTGAATAACAATTCTCTTTTGTGTAAAAATACACTCTTATTCCATTTTTATAGTCAGGTAGAACAAAATCTTCTACCGCGAAATAACGACTAATTTCTTTAAGCCATTTATACATTTCTAGACATTCGGCTTTAATTACTTTAAACGGTTTATCATTCCTCATATTTTTATACCGTTCTTGACTTTACTAGATTTAAAGAACATATATTTAATATTCTTTACCCTCTTTAGATATTTTTATAACGTAGTTATCCTTCATACTTTTGCTCTTCTGTACTTTCTAGCAGGTAATGGACTAGATTTTCCATATTTTCTAGCGTGTGTAGCCTTACGTTGTGCTTGAGTTTTATTTCTCATATTGTTTATTACTATTTATTATTTTTTACCCTCTAATCCATTTAAGAATTAAAGGATTGCTTTGTAGTCTCCTAAACACCTCTGAAATAGAAGGTAAAAAAATATTTAAAATATTATTAACTATCTATTATTTAGTTGTCATTAATGAAAATTTTTGATATTTTTTCAGTGGGACGTATATATTAAAGGGGTGGGTCTTATATGTGGGGGTCGCTCGACTTTCCTGAAAAAAGGTCGATAAACACTAATTTGAACAAATCAATTTAATGAATAAACAAGTAATAATGTTTATTAGCTAGTTAGTCAAATAGTTGATTATTATATATAAAATAGGTGAGGTGCTAACATTAGCCAATATGATACTTCGCATAATAGACATAGTGCGAAGTATTACCAATCAACCTATTATAGTGTAATATACAACAATAGCTAGTATTTATGTAATACTAGCTACTAATCTTCATTATCTATGTTATTGAATATGCTTTCCACTTGAATATTACCTGAATGCTCTATTGCCTTTTTCTCTGTAAATCC